AAAGACAATGGATATCCCATGCCCACTAAATCAGCTTGTTATTTTTGCCCATTTCACAGCCAATCAACTTGGAAAGAAATAAAAGAAAATGAGCCAGAATTATTTGAAAAGGCAGTTCAAATGGACAGACAAATTAGAGATCAAGAAAAATATAAAATTAAAAATAAATTTAAAGATGACCTTTATTTACATAGAAGTTGTGAACCATTAGACAAAGCATTGGAAGATGATGGTCAGTTAGATATGTTTGATGGATTTAATTCTATATGTGATGAAGGTATGTGTGGTATTTGATATTAACTTAAATACACTTGCATAATCAATAAATCCTCTTAACATTGTTGTTATGTGGGATAAAATTAAAGAAACCATACAAGAATGGTCTATGAATTGGGATGTGCATGATTGGATTGTTCTAGTTTTATTAATCTTAATTCTTTGGACTAGTTGGTAAATGCTCCCTATTGGTTCTATCATAGGTGTAGCAGGAAAGATTATTGACCAATTTGTTGAGGATAAAGACCTTAAAACAAAAATTAATGGTGAAATAAAAAAACAAATTAATGAGCTTGATAAAAAACAAGCAGAAATAAATCTTGAACAAGCTAAACACCCAAGTCTATTTGTTGCAGGAGCAAGACCTGCTATTATGTGGATTTGTGCTTTAGGTATATTTACAAACTTTTTCTTTATGCCTATTGCTGAATGGATTGCCGTAATGATTGATCCTAAAATAAAACTCCCAGACCTAAACACAGGGGAGCTTATGACTCTAACTTTATCTTTATTAGGACTTGGTGGACTTCGTAGCTACGAAAAGTCTAAAGGTATAGCCAGAGATAATATGAAAAAATAATGTTTTACAATTTAGAAGAACTCAAGGATAGAATTAAAACCCATGAAGGTTACTGTGATACTGTGTATAAAGATACATTAGGTAAACGAACCATTGGCTATGGACACCTCTGCACAGATGATGAAGAATGGGAAGATGGCAAAGCATACGATATGAAATATTTAGAAGATGTATTTGAGGGAGATTTTAATGAGGCAGTAAACCAAGCAGAAAAATTAATTGGAAACACTATCATTAAAAACAAAGCAGCCGAAATTATAGTTGAAATGGTTTTTCAATTAGGTATGGGTGGAGTAAGTAAATTTAAAAAAATGTGGTCAGCATTAGAAAATCAAGATTATGAAGAAGCGGCTAATCAGATGTTAGATTCTAAATGGGCAACACAAACTAAAAACAGAGCAGAAGCCCTAGCTGAAATCATGCGAAGTCTTGCATAATCCTTAAAATATGGTACTTTTATACCTGTGGATAACTTAGGTAAATAAAAATGTATAAACGAGTCCTTGTAATATCTGATTTACATATACCCTATCATCATCCAAATTCTTTTGATTTTTTAAAAGAAATTAAAAAAGAATATAAACCAGACTTTGTTGTAAATATTGGTGATATGCTAGATTTTCATGCTATATCATTTCATACACATGATCCAGATTTATACTCAGCAGGACACGAACTTAAAATTGCTAGACAATATGTAAAAGAATTAGAATCAATATACCCAGAAGTTGTTGAAGTAGACTCAAATCATTCTAGTTTAGTATATCGCAGAGGTATAAAATTTGGTATGAGTAGAGAATTTATGAAATCTTATGGTGATTTTCTTAATACAAAACAATGGAAATGGGTAGATGATTTAACACTTACTTTATCAAATAAACAAAAAGTATTTTTTACACATGGTAGAGTTGCAGATGTTTTAAAAGTATCACAAACAATGGGTATGTCTGCTGTACAAGGACACTATCATACAAAATTTTTAATACAATGGTGGGCTAATCCTAACAATTTATTTTTTGCTATGAATGTAGGATGTTTAATAGATCAAAAAAGCATGGCATTTAATTATGCTAAAAACTTTAAAACAAGATTTATATTAGGTTGTGGTATAATTATAGATGGAGTTCCTAGATTATTACCTATGATACTAGACAATAAAGGTAAATGGATAAAAAAATTAGTTTAGTATAAAGTAAAATTCCGCACCCAGAATAACAGAAATAACAATTACTGCACCAAACCACATAATTGTATGTAATTTTCGTCTACGAGCTTCTATTCGCCTTTTAATAGCATCTTTATGTTCTTTTCTTTGTCTAGCTATTTCTTTTTGTAATGCTTCCCATTGCACTAATCCATCTGGTGCATATAATAAAAATATTTCTCGCAACTGATTTCTCATTTTTTCTATTTCCATTTTTCGTAAGTGAGCAGCTATTGCATTTTGTTCTATACTACTAAACTTACCAAATACACTTTTACCTTTATTACTAGAATGTGTATCTATATGTGATTCTGCTTCTGCCCATTTCATAATAGGACTAGCAAGATCAGTTAAATCTTTACCAACTTTTATTCCCTGTTGTATTAAACCTATTGCAGACTTAGTGGCTGCAAATGCTGTAATTGGGTCTACTAACATTTCCCCTCATTTCTTTTTCTTATGCCTTGCTGCAAATTTTCTTGCTGCTTCAACACTACCAAATCCCCATTTTTTTAGTGCTAATGCTTTCCTAGTTGGTCTACCTTTACTATCCTTCATAGGACCTTTCATCCCTGCAAACCGAGCAGCAAAACTAACTCGTCTAGGATTAGTTCCTTTTTTAACAGGAGGTTTTAAATTAGCACCTTCTTTTCTTTTAAAGTATGCTCTACCTTTTGCTGTTAATCCACCTGTTTTACTTTTATGTTCTTTTCTCATATTACTTTCATTGCTACTACTAATATAAAAGATACTGTAGATATAGTAGATGCCATAATTAACATCTCAAGTCTTTTTATTCTACCTTCTAATTTTTCTAATTGCAATTTTGTCATATCTCTATACACAGCACATTCTCTTTCGTGTGCTTCCATTTCAGCAGCTACATCATGAATAGTTCTAGTGTCCACTTTTTTTATATCCCCACCTATTTTCTGATAAATCATTAATCCTTTTTGTTTCAGCAGGAATTTTTATCATAAAATATTTTGATAAAATAATATGATCTTTTGTTACCATCATCTTTTATAATCCTTAATATCATTATCATCTGGTAATGTTTGCATAGTTGCTAATACATTTACACTTCCATCATCATTATATGTTGTTTCAAATAATGCTTTTAATTTATCAAGAGTATCGCAGTTATCTATAGCTGTGCATATTTCATCAGCTTTTGTTCTAACAGATGCTCTATATGTAGTAACTGCACTTGGTATAGATTTAGTAGAATCTTCAGCTTTTCTTACTACCATCCAATCTGTTGGTGCTAACAAACTTGTAGCTTGTTGTTTTATTTGTTCTTTATAAATAGTTTTTAACCCTTTTGTAACAACCTGATCTCCATATTCATCTAACAATGGATCACCATTTTCATCTACTTCATTAACATCATTTATATTTTTATTATTTTTTGCAATGCTTTCTGTAACTGTACCTGCATCATCATCAACTACATATGATATTGCACCTTGTGTTTCAAATCGTGAATTAGGTTGTGTGCCAGAAATAAATTCATAAATTCCTATTTCTTTTAATTGTGATTTAGTCCAATGTTTAAATACATCTTTTGGATGAACAACATCTCCTACTGTAATAGGTTTATTACCATTACTTATTTCTATTAACTGACTATTTTTAACTATTGCCCACATAATATCTCCTTATACCATATTCATAAAAATTTATCTAGCAGTAACTGGATTTGTTCCATCTCCAACAAACGGATGTTCAGCAAATGCTATATAAATATAAGTGCTATTTGTTAAATTAGAGGCATCATTACCTATTCTTTGTTTAAACCCATTTGACAATATATCAATATATGTTTGAGCCGCTTCAACATTTGTAAGATTTGGCATCAAAGTTTTTTCGCAAGGGTTAAAGGTATCTCTTGTTGTATCTTTTAAATACCAATTACCTGTTGAATTAAATCTTTTCATTAAAACAAAAGCTGGTCTAAATCCTGTGTACACAAATGTACCATCTGTACTGCCGTTTCCTGTATATTGTCCAAACTTACTAAACCCATCAATTGGCGCCCAGCAATATGCTATATATTTGACACCACTACTATTAGAACCAGTTGCTGTACCAACACCAAAAACTGTAGGTGTTGGAACCGAATTCCATACAACAGTATTTGTATTCTCTTTAGCATTTGTTTGAAGATCAAGAAAATTAGTACCCAAGCTATTATGTAATACAGAAAAACCATCTGATGAATTATCTCTTGGTTTTGTCATAACCCAATGAGGTTTACTACCTAATCCGTGAGCAATTGTACCAGCACTTCCAGTTCCAGTATAAGTAACAATTGAAAAACCAGATGTAGTATTAGCTTGGTATACACTATCTATATCACCAACACCAGTAGCACTAGCATCATTTGTGACAGTTGTTCCTCCGTTTGCTACCCAGTTCCAACTCACAAAAGATTCACCATTAGTATTTATAAGATTATTATCTTCAATTTGTTGCCCTCCTTTAAGAAATTTTTGCAAACCATCTGTAACTGTTGATTCTACGGCAGTAGTATCAGTTGTTACTGCTAGTTGTTTACCTCGTGAACTATCATATAATTGGTGATTGTCAGCAGCATCTCTGTTCTTCGTCCACACTAATCCACTTATGCCTTTAGATGTTTCTGGTAGGTTGTCCTGTTGTAAAGCTACAAAGCCAGTTGGTGGGGTTGTATTAAAAGAAGTTTGTCCAGTATTCAAACTATAATTTTGACCACTACTTCCTTTAAACACAAGATAAGGTGCATACCTTTGGTTACTAGGTAAAGTATAAACAGCACCAGTTCCAGCTACTGGGTCACCTGAATTTTCAAAAACTCCATCAGTACCAGCTCCACTTGAATATGAGAAATATAATTTACCATTATCTAAATCCAATGCTACCCCAATAATAGCACCTGACCCATAGTTAGTAAAACCTGATGTACCATCTCCATCGTGTACCATATATCCATCATCTCTATAAATATAGGTGTTTGCACCTATCGTCCCTATGCTAGTAGCTGCATCAACTGGTTCATTTTTAAGTTGAATACCAACACCACCAAAACCATCACTACCAGCCACAGATATAGCTGTGAATTCAAAATAATATTTGCCTGATGATGGTGCTAAAGTTCCTCTGATTGCACCACTAGAAGAACCACTTTGAGTTACTTCACGATTACCCTCTGAAAGTGGCATAGTTCCAGTATCATCATTTAGGTCAAATGTCGCATGATTCTGAGTAGGACTATCCGTAGTCTGGTCTGTAGTAGCTAAATTAGTTACAGTAAAATCATTAGTTGTGCCAGACCTATCGCTGGTTTGATAATCATAACCTAAATTTGCAACAGCACTATTGTTTTGAAAAGTTAATCTAAAACCATTTGTGCCATAAGTAATACCACTTAATGTCTTGGGAATCCATCTACCAGTTGAGGTGTCTACAACACCAAAGGTATCTGGTCCAAGTGCTGTGCCATCTACAAAATTAATTTCAGCCATATACCCATCCCAATGACCATTTGAGCCATTGTATGTTGAAATATAATAGTCGTGTTCAGACCCAAAATAAAATTCATCATTTTCATCTGGATTAGAACTTGATGCAAAAGAAGTTACCCTTTCACCATCAATGTACAACTTCACTCTATCCGCATCAGTATCATCGGTTGTGTCAACAACAGCCATTAGGTGATACCATTTCGAAGTGTCCTCTAAAGTTCTATTTGTGACCCAATCATATCCAGTTGTTGATGAACCAGTTGTATATTTACCTAAAAATAATCTTACTTGTGTAGGATTGCCTGACCCATTATTATACAATCCAAAAATACCATATCGTGAATTACTTCCGTGATTAACACCAAAAATATTTTGTGAATGAAAACTAGCACTATTAATTAATCTACTTCGTTTGACCCAAGCACTTATAGTAAATGTTTTTTTACTTGTACCAGTTCCACTAGGTGTTCGTTCTAACACAGGATTATCTGGACTATTAAATATACAACTATTATCTATCGTGCCATTATCTGTAAAAGGTACGAACTTACCGACCCTCTGCCCTCCTCCATTGCCTTCGTAGATTATCGGAAAGAAATATTCTTCGCCATTTGGTATTGTTGGTGTTGCCATATTAACTCCCTAAATTAGTTGTATTGATTGCATTGTAACCACTTACAACACTATGTGTCATTTTTGATGGTTCAGTTTCTATCGTTAATCCATTACCATTATAGTATTGAACAAAAATCATCATTTCAGTACCAGAAGTAAAACTTAAAGTAGGATTAGTACCAGTTGCTGGATCACCAACAGTATCAAAATCACTTCCATAAATACTTGTTGTACCAGCACTATCATCATATAACCCAACCCAAGCCTTACCATTATCGGCATCAACATATATAAAAAATCTATCATCGTTTCCTAAAGTCGGAGAATTTGTAGTTATAGCAGAACTACTTTCAATAAACATTCGTGTATTTGTATAAGTTCCTGTTTCGGTTCTAAAAATAAAAGAATCAGATTGTTGCCCTAAATCTGAATTTGTAGTTGATGCTTGATTTGAAGTAAAGTAATCTAAAGTACACATACCAACACCCACCGAACTTCCACTTTGTAAAGTGCCAACATCAAATTCAATCACATATGTACCAGTTTTTATTGCTTGAGTTAAACCTGTGTATGCCCAACTATTTGTATTTGATAAACTTTTTAAATTACCATTTGAGTATATAAAAGTAGCTGAACTAGCTACTAATGGGTTAAATGTTGCAAAATTATTAGTAGGTGAGTCACTTCTTTGGTCATCAGAGGCAAGTCCACTTGTCGTGAAATCATTACCATTACCTGATTCATCATCTCCTAAGTCAGCACTATCTCTACCATCAACAAAAAATCCTCCTGTGCCATAACTACCAGAATATTCTTTTGGTATCCAAATATTGGAATCGTTGTATTCACCAAAGCTAGATGGGTTTAGTGCTGAACCATTTACATAATGCATTTCTGCAAGATAACCATTAAAATAATTACTTCCATTAGATATGTACCTACCAAAACCAATATTAACATTAGTGCCTACAATACTATCTTGATTTTGTGATGGATAAGTTTCTGTTCCAAAATCAGTAACTCTTTGACCATTTACATACAATCTTGCTCTTTCAGTTGATACAGCATTTCCAGAATCATATACATATACAATATGATACCAAGCTGAAGGATCACGAAAAACTTGAGTTGTTTTTAATTGAACATTATAAGCACCAGCATAATCTTGAATTGCAAGTGTATCAACAGGACTGTTTTCAAAATATAAATCAAAAGTATTACTTGTATTTGCTCCACTTCCAAAAACAAACTGTGATGCTGAAAGTGAA